ATGGGAAACATCAATGCGCCAGCAATGAGAAACCCCCAAAGGGACTGAGAAAAGCAGGTAAACACATGGGTCAACCAAGCCATAAAAGCAAACATTCCAAAAATATAGCCCATTACAGTTTTCCTTTCATTACGTCTTTAGCCGCAATAATTTTCTTTTGCCATTCAGGAGCGCCAGCAGCGTATGAATATGCCTTGATATAGGCTTTCTTTAATTCATCCTCTGTTGTTGTTGCCTCAATAGCCGCCAGGTGGTCAAGCATCATGTTAAGGTCGATTGCAGGTAAAGGGTCAACGTAATGCGTTTGAGCATCAGCATCGTTATCGCCTTCTGTAGGAATTGCAAAAGCCTGAAACGCAGCGTATTTGTAAGCCGCTGACATTGCTTTGTTTGTTGCCTTGTCTCCGCTGTCCATAGCCTCGCCAAACGTCTTAACAGTGTGCTTAGAACCATCTTCTGCGCTTACAAAATCAAACTCTGCCTCTACTGTCACATAAAACAAATTTCCGCCTTTGGCGCTGATTCTGTCTGTGCATTCGCGGGTAAGCATACGGGGCAAAATGCACAAACCGTGTTCAGCCAACAAAGGACTGATGGCGTTATACACATCATCAATGCCGCGAAATTTGTAGCCCGTACCTTGATGATTTGTGCGGTCTTTTGAAATACCCGTCTTGGACAATGCCAACTGGATGGCATTAATGGCTTGATAAACTTTCATGATTCGTCTTTCTTAATAATCTTAGTTGCAAGAAGGTGTTTGTCACCTAATTGGCGCACCGAGCGAACCCAGGCGCGAATGTTGTGGCGTTGTGTGGCAATTGGAGTCAAGTCGTTACACCAGATTGCTCTGGCGCGTTTAAGAATGATTGTGTTCATGCTGTCAACACCAAGTCGGCATTGTGCAAAAACAACTCAATCACAAAGACTGTGCCGTTTTTGTCAGTAATAAACACATCTTGAGCTTTAAAGTCAATGTGCGTTGCTTTGCCATTGGCGCGAGTGAATTCTTCAATTTCGCTAATTGTGATGCTGACAACATCATGGATTTGTAGTTTCATGATTATCCCCTCCAAGCTAAGAGGATGGCTAACACTGTGCCAATGGCAATAGCGGCTAAACAGTCAAGGATTTGGTTTTTCATATTTTGTCTTTCGTGGGGCCGAAACCCCGTTTAATTAGTTCTGTGAAAAGTCGTATTCAAGTGCTTCAGAGAAAGACCCGTAAGCAGGGCCAAGTTCTTCATCCTCGTCTTCATGAAAATACATTTCAATATCTTCATAGCCGTTGTTGATGGCTTCTTCTGCAACTTGTTCCGCTTGTGAATAAGTTACGCAATTGTTTGAAATGGTGCTGCGTGAAACACGGTTGCCAATGCGTCTAGCGCCTTTAACAATCCAGAATCCGTTGTTCATATTTGCTTTCTTAAAAGACCCCGAGACGTTCAGGGCATGGGTGAATTGTATAGCCATCTAGACGTAATTGTCAAGACCACATAAAAAATAAGTTATTTGTTGTTTTTTTGTCTATTGGGCTATACTTTGCAGATGTTAAAACAGCAAGCAATTAAATTGGCAGGGTCACAAGCAAAGCTAGCCAAGCTACTAGGCATCACTAGAGGCGCTGTTTGGCTCTGGGGCGAAGACGTCCCTGTCATGCGTATTTATCAACTTCAAGTACTTCAACCCAAATGGTTCAAAAATCCCTCACAATCCGTTCCAAAATCCTTGAGGCGCTCGCCGAAGGTCAGCTAAGTTCCAAGGAAATTGCCGCCCGTATCAACTGCCATGTTCAAGCCATCAAAAAGGTTCGGTCTGATTTAATTGAAAAAGGCCAAATTGAAGAGGTCGGTTACCGCTTGGGAGACAAAGGCGTAGGCCGTGAAAAGATTTGGGGCCTAATTAAGGTCAAGCCTAAAGCAGTCAATGCGTTTGATTGGCAAAATTGGGCCTCTCCTTCAATGTACTCAGCTAGAGAGCTGGCATACAGCAATGCTTCTTATGCAAATCGTAAAGAACCCCGAGTGATTGTTTACAGCCGAGCTTGATTTGTTAGCGGTGCAACGGGTTAGCGCCGTTGTTGAATTCTGAAAACACTGCTTTATGTGGGCCGCTAACATTCAATTTGTGATATAGTTTTCTGAAACCCGGCTAGGGTGGGCTTGATCTCCCACCCGAAAAGCGTACTCCCCGCCTGCCGTTGTTTCTTTCTGGGAGAGTTGCGGAGATGCAGAAATGCAAAAAAACACCTATGCGGAACAACTGCTTGACCCTCGTTGGCAGAAAAAACGTCTTGAAATATTAGATTACTTTAATTTTCAATGTGAAATATGTGGAGATGATAAATCAACACTTCACGTTCATCACAAAAGATATATTCGTGGGCGAAAAGTTTGGGAATATGAAAACAAACAATTGGCTTGTCTGTGCAAAATTTGTCATTCAAATCAACATGATTCAGAACATAAGTTTGATGAATTGATTGGTCATATTCAACTTGATGGCCCAAACAATAAAGATGATGTTTATTTTTTAATAGCTGGTTTTATTAATTATGAAGTTAATATTTCTAACGCTAAAGAGGAAAAACTTTATCAAATTGGAAATGAAATTTCTGATTGGTGGGTGAAAAAATGAAAATTAAAAATTGGTCTAAGTTTCAACACTTTAAAGATCGGAAGCCGCCATGGGTCAAACTTTATCGAGATGTACTTGATGATTTGGAATGGTACGAATTAGACCCTCTTTCAAGTAAAGTATTAGTAATGTGTTGGCTTATTGCCAGCGAAGATGAGGGATGCTTACCAAATTCTAAAACACTCGCTTTTCGTTTAAGAATGACAGAAAAGCAAACAATAGATTGCTTAAACAAGTTGTCTCATTGGTTGGAACAAGATGATATCAACACGATATCAAATGGATATCAATCTGATAGTCTAGAGAGAGAGACAGAGATAGAGAAAGAGATAGAGACAAAGAAAGAAAAGAAAGCAACATTCGTTGCTTGCCCTTCAGATGTTGACCAGCAAATTTGGAATGATTGGGTTGCTTTACGGAAAAGCAAAAAAACAACCATTTCTGAAACAGCAATTGATGGTGCTAGAAAAGAAGCTGCAAAAATTGGATGGAGCCTTGAACAGTTTTTAATTGAATGGTGTACGAGAGGTTCACAAGGTTTAAAAGCTGAATGGATAAAGACTGAAAAAATCCAACAATCCAAAACTTTTGCTGAACGTGATGAAGAACTTAGGCGCAAGAAGTGGGAAGAAATGACAGGCCGAAAATGGCCAACTTCTGAATTTATTGACGTAACCCCTACATTTTTGGAGATTGGACAATGAGCTTACCTGTTAAAGCAATTGACAGACTGTTTGAGCGTTTGTCTACAACCTACGGGTCGCAGTGGTCAAATCAATGGAAAGACGTTCCGATCAGCGATGTAAAGACTTTGTGGGGATACGAGTTGCAAGGATTTACAGATCATCTTGATTCGGTGGCTTGGGCGCTTGAAAACTTGCCAGAGCGTTCCCCTAACGTGATTGAGTTTCGCAATCTGTGCCGCAAAGCACCAGCGCGTGAAGTTCCTTTGCTGCCAGAGCCTAAAGCAGACCTTGTACGGCTGAAGAAAGAATTGTCCCGTTTGGGCGAGTTAAGAGAAAAAGTTTTGACTACGAATAACGGACACAAAGACTGGGCGCACAGAATTATTTCCAGATACAACGCTGGCGAATCAGTAAACCCAACATCATTACGTTTTGCAAGAGAGGCATTAGCGTGAATTATGAACAAGCCAACAGAATCCTTGACCGAGCCCAAGAAGGATGGGAATTTAGCGAATTTGTCATCCTCAGAGCGCTTGAGCTTACGGGAGACTATGAACCAGGCGGAAGCGGTAGAGTGGGTAAAACGATACCGCAAGAAATCAATGGAGGATGGGAAGCGAGAAGCCTGGAACTGGTGGCGAGACACGCTAGAGAACATTGCTAAACGCCGAGGCCAAGAGGCCGCTGACGAATTAAGAAATCGAATGAATTTATTGAAAGATACAAAATGACTTTTATTGTGACTTTTAAAGTTGATGGCACACCAGTGCCTAAAGGCAGACCTAGGTTTGCCAGACGAGGA